GCTAATAGTAGCTTCGACCTTATCTTGTATTTGCTTATTGTATTTCAAAAGAGCATCATTCCAAGCATTCCTAGCCTTTGCTGGCAGCTTATCCAGGTCCTCGTAACGATATTGCCCCTGGAAAAACGAATTAAAAAAATTCGGAGTATTTTTAGCTATTGCACGATCTACCAACTTCTGAGTATTTATCAAGTGAGGATTGACTCCATTAAATGCCTTAGCCAGAATAAATTGTTCCCACTTGGAACGTTCCTCCGGAGTATAGGTTTTGGCAACTCCAGTCGGCTCTTCTGGAATTTCGGATTCCTGAGTATTAGCCAGCTGGTTAGCTTTGGTTTGTTGTTTACTTATCCACATCTGATCAGCTATGCTTATAGGTTTATTAATCTTCCCGCCAACTTCAGAAAAACCTACAACAGATGTAGAAGGAGGTTCGGGAGGAACATACTGCCAGGGAACACCTGGGGCTGCTTCCTTTCCAGCCAATTCCTGTTTATTAGTATAAGCAACTGCCATTGTATCCTCCTTTAGAAACTACCCATACTATTGCTCAAAGATGAAAGAATATCATTTTTATCCAAGCCGATACTACTATAAACACCACCATCACCAGATTCGTAAACATTGCTGGTAATACTGTATGATTTTCCGGTAGCAAGATACTTATTCCATTCTGACTGGTATTTCTGGTATAGTAGGTCAATTCTGCCTGGAAGTTAGCCTGTGCTTCAGCTGCCTTACGCGCCAATTCATTAGCCTCAGAAGTCTCAGCTGCCGACTGAGCACTAGACATGACACCTTGGACGTTTATTCCGTGCTGGGCCAGAGCTTTGCGCAAAGCTAAACGACTTGCTGGATCATTACCAAGACCAGCAGTAGCCTCACGTAACGCCTGTCGGATCTGCCTCAAACCCAAAGCTGCTTTCTTCGCTGTTTCACTCGCCATTTTGGTCCCAGACCACTCTTCCGGAGCTTTATAAGTTGGAAGTTGCCCCAATGTTGGGGCTGCTCCAGAATATTTAATTCCAGATACCGTGACCTTACCTACAGGTTGGGCGTAAGAACCATTATTGCCTGACTGTGACAGTAACATTAACTGAGCAGTTCTTGATAATGTAGAGCCGTCAGACTGATTTGACTGAGTTAAATTTGTTGGTTCTTCCGGGACATAAACTTGACCATAGTTAGGATAATCTTCCAGAATCTGGCCCATTACATCATCGTACTGACCAGAAAGTGTGCTATAGTCCGGAACACCTATCCCACTTGTATAAACAGGTGAGGAAACATAAAGCCCGGTCTGATTAGTATCTTCGTCACGCATCTTACCGTATGCCATACTAACCCTCCGTTAATTGAGCTAATTCTTGCTCAACATCCAATAAATTATATATGATATAGCCACAACCAGGTTTACCGCAACTTCCACAACCTGGTTCACAAACCCAATATGATTTATACCCCTCTATAGTATTTCGGCTTCCGTGTATAGGAACCAGTGACATTATCTTACCACATTCAGGACAAGTTCGGAAGACTCTAGATTTACTTTTAGGTTGGCGTTTACGTAAAGAGACATTTCGCTCAAGTCTGACTTGACCTAAGTAGTTCTCCAGATCCATAAAGTCAAGACCTTTATCCTGTAAGGTCTTCCATACAGTTAAAACTTCCTGCAATGTTCGAATCGTCCAGGCTTTGGTTGCGTCCTGAACCTCCTTATTTTTAACATTTCCATACATAAGCTCCCCCTGACATTACAAAACAATCTCCTGGATTATGAGGACTGCACGAAGAAACTACTGGTAGGCAGGACCGATCTGAAACCCATTCAGTAGGAGAAACAGGTGGTGGAGGAAAAGATAAGGTCGAGCATGAGGACATATATTTACTCCAAGCAAAAGAACAGGTACTCTCTACTGCCCTACAGTCAAAAATGCCTGCGTGCCATTTATATTTGCCTTCTATTATCTCAGTATAACCTGCGGCAGAACAACTATTACTTGGGCAAATATGTAAAACACCCGAAGTGCAACAAGCATAAAAGTTGCCAATAGCTATCCATCTACCACCTGAAGTATTACGTACTACACCAGTCACAATAGTACCACATGCATCTGTTACCGTATAATCACATACGGCTGCAAAATTCGTTTTACACGTACCATCAGCACAGCAAAGACTAGCAGATGGATCATCCGTTACGTAACTACCTGACCCCTCGAAAGTATAACCCAAGCTACTTGTTTCAAAAGTGTAAGGAGGACAACCACCCATGACATAAATCGTAATACATGTTCCTTTAGCCATACTATCAGGTGTACTATCCGTATCTAGTTCAAAGGTATAGCCAGGGTCCTCGCAACAATCTTCCTCCTCCGAACAATCTACTTCTACTTCTATTTCTTGGCCACAAGCATCATGCACAAAAAACGAACTAGCAGAACCTGGGCAGTCATCGCCACTCGGACATTCAACCCATATTTCGTCTCGGCAAGTAGTAACTGGATCGGAAGTATAGTCTCCTTTAGTGTTCTTTACAAGTATTCCTCCAGACGGTGTAATGGTAAAAGGTGGTACCCCTCCTGACAGAAAAAATTGCTCATAAGATCCACATTCAGAGTCTATTGGACCTGGCCTGTCAATAGTAAGGGTAGCTGGTACCTTACAAGAATTACAACATATATCCTTCTGAGATATCTGACTTTGGGAATTACCATCTCCTACAACACCACATGATACGGAAACCTCCCTCTTAATAGTATTCTTAATTGTCTGCTTCTCACTATCCTTGTATATATTCAAGGACACTTCTATTATGTCGCCATTACGCCAACAACTATTGTCCGGCCAGATCCTAAACGGATACATGTGATCTATGTTAGGGTAGTATCCAGCTTTTTTAGCCTTATTACCGTTTATAGTTACAGAAAGTGACTTGTATAGACTGGCTTCCAAATCCAAACCAGTATCACTCAACTTATAGTGTAAAGTATCATTAACAACTGTAAACCTCACACCAGCTGTGGTGAAAGCATCAACATCATGCTCAGATAAAGGCTCTTCCTTACCCCAGAGTTCTCTAACAGCAGCACACTCACAACAGTAGTCGGGAGGTTTAATTTGGAAATTTGGCATTCCACCTGGTAACTCACTGGTTATTTCTGAAACAGAATGTTGAGACGGAAGTTTATAATTAGGGAGATAAGGTGTAGGAATAGGTGGTGGGAATACATATTCCTGATTTGCATAGTCTGGAGACAGGTAAGGCTTGTCAAACTGGCTTCGTGGTATCTCTATCTCATTCTCCACAGAACTCCGCGAGACTGTAGATAACATCTCAGCATAATCACCAATCTCACCTTTTATATAAGGCTTACGGCCATAAGTTTTATTTGTGACCTTCGGAGTCCCTTGTGTTAACAAGCTCACTTAATTTCCCTATCCCCCGTTCAGGTTCTTTCCAGAAAGCATTAGATATGAATTGAGCTTTAACTACCTTACCATCAGCATCCAGAATAGGTCTTGGAGTCCCGAGTTTCTCGAAAAATCTACCTGTACTTTTATAAGATTTTATCGGTATGGCCATAGTCCTATACCTACTCCTAGTTCATATAATGACATATATGAGGCACCCGAAGCGTTTGCCAGACGTATAGTGAATGCCTGGTTGATAACATTGGTAGTACGCTGGTGGCGACGTATGACATCACCAGTATCCTCCGCAGTCATGCTGAACGATTCAGTAAACTGTAGAACTTTATTGGCGTAAACAGACAGATTAATGTTCCCAGAGGATTGAACTTTACATCTGATAAGATATTTGTACAAAATCATGTAAATTCCACCAGCCTGAAATTCAACATCAAGATACGAAATGACTTCTGTACTGACATCATTAGTACCTTTGTTTAGCTGGTAAACTGTACCATCAGCTGTTCCACCACCAACCTGGAGGGTCTGCACGGATCCAGCTGTTGCTTCTACTTCCGTCACACAGGACAAAGGCTGCCCAAGGTCATCCTCATACCAGCATTTATCTACCAGATCAAAACAGAAGAACTTATTAGGTACCGTTGCGGTAGAACCACTCACGAGACCTATACGTATCAGGTTATAGACTGAATCGTAAGCCATCCAATGTTGGTCTTCATATCCGTACCTTATACACTCAGGTTTAGTAGGATCGAAATAATTTTGTATGGAGTCAGTAAATATACTCACAGTCCTTCCATCTGTGACGCACCCACCATATCGGCTCAACCAGAAAACCAACGTCTTTAGAGTTTCGTCAGTAGTTGTACTTGTCAGTACTCCATCAACCTGGACATGACACTTGGAGTTGAGTATCCCTACCTTAGATGATAACAGCAACTTGCCATACGTGGAGGGACTGTAGCCCTCGAACAGTGTGGTACAACCTCCCTCTACACCTTTCTCTTCCTGCCAGGCAATCATCTCGTTGTGGAAACGTTCCATAGCCAGGACCTGGTTTGCTCTACCGTCACCAGCTTCAAGGACAGAATAATCTTCTCCGTTCAACACATTGGGGGTATTCAATTTTCCCATGTAAATATATTGGGGCCAACGTGTTGACGCCAAACCAACTCTATTTGCCCACGCTACACAAGCCACACCTTTTCCCATCTCTGCTACATCGAACCATGGCATTGTGTAAATTCCGACTACGACATCAGTAGATATAGCATCATCCAGAACCAGTTTATACCAGTGAGCATAATATTCCGTACTCCCGAACATCTGTGGTTTATCATTGGTATTCCTCGGGAAAAGAATCCAACCAGACTGAGCAAGAGTAATAGCTTTACCTTCAGCCACAGTGTAGTCAATAACGTTACTGAAATTCTGCCAAGAGTTTCCATCCCAGTAACTTAAACTTGAAATAGCTGCTGCGGAGGTGGAATCCGTGTTTGGTGTATCTCCAACGTCAATATATACTCCAGTAATAGGGTCAAAGGAACTGAAAAAGATAGCATCATTCTCATCAAATTCCAGGTCTCCCAAAGTCACCGCGGTAGAACCAAACGTATAGTATTGCGAATAGTCCCCACTATCTAAGTCCTTGGCAACACGTACCTCTATCGCATCCACCATTATACCGTCCCAGACATTAGTAAGATCCACAAATGACGTACGTGTTCCAGATCCGATACCATCTGTCCCATAAGTCACGGCACTAGCTGCCACAGTAGCCATGTCACCACCTGAAAAAGTTATCATATACCAGTAACCACTGGTACCATACATAAACCACGGTATCTCAGTTGTAGGGTAACTCCAGGTAAAGCTTCCTGATTGGGCAAAGGTGGTACCACCTGAAGCCGTACCGTCCGTAGCGCCTGCACTGGCCCATGTGTTATCATTTTTACGATATTTCAACGTAGCTGTGACGCTAGCAGTAGTGTTAGCTGCCGACAATGTAAAAGTTATACGGTTAGCCGGAACTGGAGTACATATATAAAGAGCATTATCAGCATCAGCGCCTATACCTGCTAATGAGCAAACCTGGGCACCAGGTACTCCAGTGACTCTGTCTGTGTAATCAACACCTTTGACAGGTATAGCTCGGGCTGTGTCATCCGAACTGTAAACCACAAATTTCTTAACGTAATTAGCTGTTCCTACATACAACTTATGCTGGTCCACGCCATTAGACATTACCAGTATGTCATCCACAGTCGCCCACGTTGCAGGTCTCTGATTACTGGAGCCGTCAAAAACCTCGTCTCCGAAAACAGTGTCCGTTACAGTACTTGGATTATCTAAGATTGTAGAAGTAGCTTTAAGGATATCTCCGTCACTCATTTGTGCAAAAAATGCACGTTCCGTTATTCTGTGTTTGACGAACTGGTATAACGACAGTACTTTATTCGTTCCATCTGCGGTAGAGTGAAGTTTACGCTGACCTGGACGTTTGACAAAGCCAGGTCTAGTAGGACGAAGATTCTTGACCATAGAGAAGGAACCGTTTTCGAGCTGGGTAGCATCACGAGCAGTGATCATCCCCCCACGCAACGGCACACCTTTAAGCGTAGTGTATTGACGGATATTGCTCATCTAAACAGATACCCCTGTCCAGGGACTTTGTATCCCATGAAAGAACCATTACCACCATAATCAGAGAAGATATCATCTATGTCAACGTCAACATCACCAGTAAGTGCTATGATTTCATTCAGGATCCTATTATCCAGATCATTGAGTTCGACAGATAACAGAGATGCGCCAGAGGGAGAACCCTGAGCAATGGGAAATTCTATATTAATAAGTTGCACAGCCTTTGGTGCTATGAATTGGTGTAAACTTTCTGGAAGTTCGCTCACTGTCCCATAAAACGAGTCTTTTGCCAATGTCTTACTCGCAGTTATAACTCTGCCATCAGTATAGTCTGTAATCGTCATAACAGCATCACCAGTAATATCTTCGAGGATAATTCCATTGTAATAATCTGCAATAGCCTTGGCCGACGTTGCAAGAGTATTGTTGGAGGGAGCAGATCCTTGTGTAAGTTCCCTTGGCTTCGTGTAGTAGGTTATTTTATAAGTTTCTGAGACACCTTCTTTATTAAGACGGAAATAATTACCCTGCTCATAATAAAGATTGCTCAGGCCCGTACCACCTGCTACTGGGAGGTCTCGTGCATCAGACCTATATACCTTATTACCATTCTGATCACGTAATTCGTATAATTTGTAGAAGTCAGAAGGTTTAGTTATTACTGATGACGTAACAGTAATATTGGTTGGAGCCGTCAAAAAAAGTTCGGGCTTAACGCGAAACAGTAGAGCATACAGAAATCCTTGTGAAGCATTAATTTTCTTTACAAGGTAATTATTTAAGTAAGCGCCACTCGTACTACTCGCCTGAAGTAGAGCTGTAGAATACTCGTTAAGCCCTTGCCTTACCTCTGCCAAGATATCATAACAATTATAGTAAGTGCCCATTATGCCTCATTGGGAGTTGAAGTAGCAGTAGAAGATTGCTCAACCTCTCCTTCAACCAGAATCGGTTTTTTACTCCATTTCTTCTCATATATATTTGAGAAATCTGTTAAGACATCACTAGGCCATTCTTTCATCAACTTTAGATTACGCCGTCTGTAGTTTTCGAGCTCTGTCCGACTGAGATACCAGAAACTCTGCCTGACCTGATTCCAGTCCGGAGCAGGCTGACCTGTGGATTTTTCTGCGACACTTTCCAGCTTTGCAGACAGCGTAGCTACCATAGCCTGGAGGGAGGAAATTTGGTCAAGTGCAGCCTTCAGTGCTACTTCCTGGCTGGTATTTTCCACCTTCCACGGTCCGATCAGTTTGATCCCGAACTCTTCAGCCTTAGCTACAGTCTGTCTGTCAGGCTGTATATAAGCTTTACCTTCATTTTTCAGAGTTTCGTTGAACTGGTTGAATTTGTAAATATGCTCCTTCCAGAACCTCTCATATCTCTCGCGCGACAGCTTACGCATCTTCTGCATATATTCCGGATCTTCCGAAAACTCAAGCTTTACCAACCCACGTTTACCAAACTTGTTCAGAATAAAATTGGCCCTACCTTCATCAAATTCTTTTTTTTCCCCAGCTTTGATAACACCAGAGATGCCAACGTGCGTCCATGTTATATCATCAGGTGTAAAATTAGCAAGTACTGCCATAATTTGATCTCCTTTCGCAAAACAAGCTATAATATATAAGTAGTCTTGTATGCTAGTTAAAAGTTAATGTTAATTAGATAATCTTCGTTTATCTGTGATAACAAGTCCCTTCGGTTTAACTTCAACTCTCCTGTATGCAGAATTGTACTTACCAAGGTTAAAAGTTCTAGCATAAGCGCGTTTGAGTTGTTCTGCATCCAGCTTAGTCTGATGTTTGATATCGGATCTCTGGTCTTCTTTTTCCTTCTCTCGATACCTCTGGATGTACTCTTCACCTTTACGAATACGATCCTTGACCTCTTGGCCTGGTCGATGTAGATCCGACTCATGTAGGAACTTTATATCACGGTCATCAGGGTATCGGTAGCCTCCACCGTCATCACCGCGTATTACACCTACCACTACTTCACCACTGAGCTTGCCTTTTTGAGTAATTACGAAGCTCTCATAATTACGGTCGAATTTACAATCTAAGCCCGGGTCTATTTGTTTCAGTTTTTTTACAAAATCACGTGGAACACTGGGTGTTATTCCTTGGTACATACTTCATCCTCGCAAGTACAATCTTTGCGACAGTTTGCGACACAGCAAAGTTTGTCCTGAGTTTTTTTGTCTTCGTCGCAGCTACATCTGAAAATCCTGTCGAAATTTTCCCTATAAGATGAGCTTACATTACCTGGTTTCCAGTCTGATACCATTGATCACCTCTTAAGTAGCAGGGGCCCGAAGACCCCTGCAAGTCCAACTATCTACAAGTTATCAACTTACATCAGGGTTAATTGCGAGACCATTGTAAAGCTTATCTGAGCTCGCATAGTTGTTAGCCGGGAAGAAAACATTACCCTCATAAGCAGCTGCTACAACATCCGTACAACCAATGAAATAGGAGTCACCTGAGAATATAAGTTTCTGAGCAGACGAACCTGTACCGTCAATACCGTAGGTCAGAGCCGTCCCACCGATATTTATCATCTGGCAATTCCGGAAGATAGCAAAACTTTCTCCGACCCCAGCCTGAGTTTTGAAGAAGAAGGAACCAGCTGCACCAGAACCAGCATTCGCCAGAAAGATACAATCCTCGAAAATAGTCCTGGGATCATAACCACTTCCGCCGAATTTTACGGTATTGATTGCTGCGGTCAATTCCATAGAAGAAATACCAAAAACACAGTTTTTGAAATAATTCTCAGTTCCCAGGATCTCCGCAATAGTAAAACCCGCTGTTCCAGCTTCGGTAGCATGCATAGGCCCACCGAAATGACAACGGTAGAACGTATTACGGTCTCCAGTTACAGTCAAAAGATTCGTATTTGTAGCACTCCCTCTACCGTACATGAAATACAGATTAGCGAAAGTGTTACCATAACCCGTCACGTCCAGCATTGTCGCAAAGTTCGCACTGTGGCCTATCCTGGACCGCTGATTCATCATTGCAGGACCGTACATACCTATAAGATGGGTCATATTTTTGGACCAGGTTATCTTGGCTGCCTGGCTGTGAGATTCTGGCGACAGCAGAATAACATCGTTACGCCCAGACGTAGCACCACTGTGAGCACCACTAATAGACGTGAATTTGTTAACACCACCAGTCGCACGGTCCCAATAAGCCTTTACGGCATTGCTCGTCGATGTAGTGACATAGTGAACATCAGCCACCCCAGGTATCCCTACACTTGCCAGCATTGATTGCAGACTAGGATCAAGATTTTTCCACTTTATCATTTCATACCTCCTATAGTTTGCCCCGATTTAAAGTCGGATACTGGTTAAATTGTTGGGGATACAGGGCTGAACTCATCCTCAACCCCGTATCCACTCCACGTTACGTATGCCTAGAAGGGCATACTTCCACCTGAACCACCAGCAGGCTCGGTCAGGTCATCAAGCAGAGTGAGACCATGTCGGGCCTCTACTCCAAGGTTGGCATAAATCGCAAGGACCATCGTCCATTGGTCGAAATGCTCCCTGAGTTGCATTTTCTCCCCTTCACCAAGCCAACCAAGAGGCTTAAGCTCGTACTTCTTTATGAGTCCGTCAATTTCGAAGAACATCTTGTTGGGCTGTGTTACCGGGTCAACGATTATGTCAACTGCACCATTCTGGCTGAATGAGAGCTTCTCATAGCCACCTATGAACTGACCCGGAGCAAAACGAACATCAGAGCTCAACAGTCCGAAATATTTCCGTCTTTGTCCTAGACCCATTCTTATAAGATTTGGTTGTTTGCCATATCTCGCTGCTGTCATATCCATAGCCGCAAGCATGAGGTCGATAGAAACCTCCCTGTTAACCCCACTGTTATCCAGCACGTTAGCCGAAAATTCAGGATATGACGCTATCGTTATACCTTCGTGTGCGGCAAGAAGAGTACCGTCATCATACTGCCCCAGCAACCCGACCATTTCTACCGGGGTATCGGATGTAGAAAAAGAGGCATCCCTAGCACCCTGGCGAACAATCACACTACTAGCAGCCACTGTCTGACCATTGGTAGGAGTATAACCTCTCATGGTAGAGTTGGGATGATAGGTATGATACGTTGTAGATACAGCTTCCATAGTTACAACCCTAGTTATAGGATTGATAGACAGTATCCGCGAAGATGGCGCATACTGGTTAGGCGTACCGTCAGAAGCATAGAAATCTACCACCATACCGGGTTTGAGATATCTTACACCCAGGTCATTATCACACGTAACTTCCCATGTGGTAGTAGAGTTGGTAGTAGCCGCAGCCGAGGTAACAGCCAGCTTCCCGAAACCATCTCCCCAGCACTGCCTATTGAGGTCCTCTACCAATGCCTCATAAGTATCCATAACAGCATCACCCTGTTGTTCTACGAAGGCTTGTTCATTACCTTTGGCAGCGTAAAGAGCAGGCCCAGACAACCGAAGCGTACCATAGACATACTTCGGCAGTATAACTCCCTGGGTCCCACCGGGCTGTAAAGCATCCGGAAGATATTCATCCTCGCCCCTTGCCCCGATAGCCTGATTAGATTTTGTCCTTACCGGGAAGTAGTAACCAGCACCACCTGGTTTCACTTGTGCCACTCTTGCCGACTTTTCGAAGAGGTTATAAGTCATCTGTTGCCTGGCGAACAGGTCGGTCATAAGTTTCCCGTAAACCCTTTTTAGCTGAAACGCTATAGACGCAGTATTGTGTGTAAGTCCGTCGTCGCTCATTTTAAACTCCTTTATATAGAATCTTGTTAATATTGATATTTAAACTTATTAAACTCCACCCATCATGTCCTTAGCTTGAAGTAGTATTTTAAGAATCTCGGCATTAGCTCTACCCAATTTCTCCTGCGGAGATAATTTTGAGGTATCGACTCCAGTCAAATTAGTGTTAATGGCAGCTGCATCAGACCGTGGTAATACTGGGACAGCCCCTTTCTCTTTAACATAACTGTCGATAGCAGACTGTTTGATCTTATCAATGAGATTCTTAAACCTTGTTAATGTTTGCTCTGTTGCTGTCTTAACCGATTTCTTGTCAGTTATATCTTCCAGTTCGACAACAGGATTATCCAGAGCTAATACGAGCCGTGCCAATTCCGCAGCCTCACCCTCCAACTGAGCAGTTTTTATAGACGCTTCAGCCAGTTTACTGAACTCCTGTATTGCCCTCATTGCATTTTCACGTTCAGCCTTAGAGCTCTTTTCGGCTTGTTGTGCTTTGAGTATTTCTTCCTTCTCGCGTTTTAGCCTCGCGATAGTTTCTTCAGGAGTTTCACTTTCTTCTTGCTTCAAGGCTTTCTGCTGTGCCCAATATTCTTCATACTGTGCAAGTCTGTTAGCTCTTTCTACAAGTTCGGCAGCATCCCTGTCTCCAATGATATCACGGAGTTGCAAGCCTGTTTCGAGCTTATCTGTCAGCTCTTCGATAGACTCGAAACCGTGTTTCTCCAGGAGACTCTCCAAGGCTGCTTCTGCGGCTCTCGCCTTCTTCCACTTGGGATCTTGATCGTATGGTAGAGGTTTTTCCCTACCAGTATCAGTGGTGTTTGTAGTATCAGTGTTCTTCGGAGTACCACCATCTCCAGTCGAGGTAGCAGGGGAAACTACCCCTTCGTCTTGCCCCTGTTGTTCACCTGCTGGGGAGGCAGGTGTGGCATTATTGCCTTGCCCCTCTTCGTTGCCTTTTCCTGCCGACAATATTTCGGCGTTTGCTTCCTGTAAGTTCATAATTTTTCTCCTTGTTAAGCTAATAGATCAACGATACTATTAGATAAAAGTTTTTCTACATTATATTCGGAAGATCACTTATCTTCCAAGGGTTCAACAGACATATCTGTTATTTGCAAGCGCATATTGGTAGAAGACTCCTCTCCAGTATATACGTTCTTTGACATACTTACCACTTTAGCTTTAGCTATGATGTTGACCACAGTGTCGATATCTAAGGATTTGTCCCTCAATCCTAATTTCCTTATAGCCAGGTCGTCGAATGATAATTCGAGGCCATACGGATAATTAGGGCCTGTTCCAGGTCCAGGAGAACAACTCATACCTACCTTCTTTTTTTCACTGGCAGTTAACTTCATACTTCTGAGATTTTTATCCATAGTAACTCCTCTGTTTAAATTTTGTAATAATATCTAACGTTTTCTAGTTTTAGCACGCATAGCTCTCAGGCTCTTATTGGTAGGCTTCCAACCATGCTCGATACCATTCAATAAACGTTCCTGTGCTTCCGCTTTAGCCTTACTAGTTTTATAAGCTTTGACACCGTGAGGGGTAGAAACCCGGTATCCTCCTTTGACTTTACGGATCACTACTGGCATAATTATACCTCCGAAGGATTAAACTGTGGTTGTGTTTGTGCGATCTCACCACCAGTATTGGGTTGACTAGACATTGCTGCGACTTTTTGAGCCATTTCAGCTTGTTTAGCTCCCAGTTTAGCTTCGTGCATTCGGTAATGAGCTAACATCCTAGTCTGAATGGATTTATCGAAAGTACGAAACTCCCGGCTGCAAATCATTTGTAGGTGCACCTGCATATGAATTACATCATTATCAACAGCAAATACCATGTCGGTAACAGGTTGTTCATCGAAATCTGAGACAGTCGGAGTTCCATCAGGACCAGTTACAACCTGCGCATCAGGACTCGGTACACCTGGAAACGCAATATCACTGAAATCGCCAGCCACCATACGGCTGTTTTCCTGCTCTGCACGATCCCGATGTACATTATCCTCTTCAGGAAAACTGGATAATCCTATTTTTTTGAGAAATTCACGTCTTACTGTTTCAGGTATTCCACTGCGAGGATCCCAGAACTTATATTGGATTAATTGTAATAACATATCCCTGGTGCCAGCAGGAGAAGATGACAAACCGTAATCTATGTCAAGACGTACATCTACATTACCCCTAAGATCAGATCCTTTGTAGTTCTTGATAAGGAGTTCGTCGCCTTTACCTTTGAATTTTATAAGTCTTGATTCACTATACAACTCTTGTGCTAAGATAAGTTTCTTTCTTTGGACTTTCTTCCAATCTCTATAGAAACGTTTGATGTCAGGCGCATGGCTTCTTTCCGCAGTCTCACGCATAACATCAAATAAGGCACCACTGGCATTAGCTGATGGTTGAGACCCTTTAAGAACATTCTTAGGATCCCCGCTAGCACTCTGAATACCTTCCAGCTTATTGAGACGTTCCTGCATTACTTGCGCAGGATAAGCTACGCCAGGATGGATGACTGGTGATAGACCTTTCGCTTTCAGTGCATCATAACCGATAGCCACAAAACCTACACCCCTTGTGGAGAGTCTCCTTAAGGTTAATTCCGTGGGACTGAGGACAAAGGGCCTGCCTAAAGATTTCCGGTTTATTATAAGTGCCTGATCTATCTCATTAATATCACGCTGAGGAGAGATTAAATCATCTACAGCACTCGTGGCCCAAAACGAGCCGGGAACCAGATCATATTTGAAATGAGTGACAGAGTAATTCCACAAACCATTGGTCTGATCTGTAGGTATTAATAAATCGTCCTTGGCATACAAGAGTTCCCCACCTGCATACAACGCATATTGTCCCTTTGGAAATTTTGGGGTAGGTCTATACTCGAGTTCCTTTAATACTACCAGATCGTTATTGGTCAAACTTTGCTTAAAATTATCAAAAGCATACGAATCACCCCAGGCTGATATACTGCCTACTAGCGACAATAATTCCTTCTGATAATCTAAGTCATCCTCACTAGCTGATTTAGTAATGTTGATCTTGTAGATGTCCTCTACCCACTCACGCATTGCCAATGTCTTAATACCGACATAAGGTTTGCGCTCCAGTGTCACACCTATGGAAGGAATCTCTATGTTAAAAGGGAGTACGACATCCATCCCTACTTCACCC